CGCGTCGCACGGTCTGACAGACGAGATGATCGCCGACGCCATCGGGATCTCGAAGTGGACGGTCAAGGAGCACTTCCGACGCTCGCTGCGCAAGCTCGCGGCGAAGAACCGCGCTCACGCCGTCGCGCGTGCGTTCCGCGCGGGAGTCATCTCGTGAGAGGAGGTGAACTGTGACCATCAACGAGGGGACCATCTCGACCATCTGCCTGATCCTCATCGCAGTGGTCGTCCTCATCGCGCTCTTCGCCGGGTGGAACGTCACCTAGCCAGTTACGCACCTGTGCGAGAGGCCGCAAACGGAGTCGGGTAGCTGTACGGTCACTCGCTTGATTTCGTTCGGTGCCCTACATATCATCAATAGCAAGAGCCAAAACACTTCGACAGGGACCTGGCGTCCCGAAGGAGGCGGTCTAGATGGCCGAGGAAGAGACGACCGAGACGACGGAGACGGAGACGGAGACGGAGACAACGCCGCCCGAAACCGAGACGTCGACGGAGACGTCTACCGAAGAGTCGACCACAGAGTCGGCGAAGACGTACGACGAGTCGTACGTCAAGAAGCTTCGCGGCGAAGCGGCAACGCATCGCACGAAGTTGCGCGAGACGGAAGAGCGCATGGCGAAGCTCGAGAAGAAGCTCGCTGAGGAGGAGAAGAAGAAGCTCTCCGATTCGGAACGAACGCAAGTCGAGCTGCAGGAGACGAAGGACGAGCTTGCGAAGCTTCAGGCAGACCTCGACCAGCGATCGCAACTCAGTCGAGAAGTCCAGCTCGAGGCAGACGTCGTGAAGATCGCAGTACTGCCGGATCTCGGGATCGTCGATCCGGATGCTGCGTACAAGCTTCTCGACCGTGACGCACTCGAGTTCGACGACGAGACGGGACGTGCGACGAACATCCGCGAGGTGCTCGATGCTCTCGTGGAGGAGCGACCGTACCTGGTCGCGACGGGTGAGAAGAAGCCACCGAAGGTGGGTGCAACGAACTCGGAGCGACAGAAGGGGAAGGCGCTCACACGCGAGGACATCGCGCGCATGACACCCGACGAGGTGAACGAGCTGTGGGAGTCTGGACAGATCCCGGACGCGTTGCGTTCGGGAGTGCTCCAGTAACTGTACGACCCGACGCAGGAGTCCAGTCGCCAGGAGTGACGTCGACTAGCGCGACGGGAGCATCGACCGTCCAACAAAGACGAGAGAGGAGGTAACGAATGTCGTTGGACAACTTCATCCCGGAAATCTGGTCCGCTCGACTGCTCAGCAACCTGAACAAGGTTCTGATCTACGGTCAGCCTGGCGTAGTCAATCGCGACTACGAAGGCGAGATCACGGCAGCCGGCGACACAGTCCGGATCAACAACATCGGTCGAGTGACCGTGCGCGATTACGTCAAGAACACCGACATGGTCGCTCCCGACGCACTCGACGATGCTCAGACGCTGCTCCTCATCGACCAGCAGAAGTACTTCAACTTCCAGGTCGACGACGTGGACCAGGTGCAGCAGAAGCCGAAGGTGATGAACGAGGCGATGAGCGAGGCTGCGTATGCACTTGCACTGCAGGTGGACACGTACCTCGCGAGTCTGTACACCGACTCGGACACACTCAACCATCTCGGCACAGACGGCGCTCCGAAGACCGATCTCGGTACGGCAGGACGTGCGTACGAGTACTTGGTCGACCTGAGCGTCGTGCTCGACGAGGCAAACGTCCCGAACATGTCGCGGTGGGTGATCGTGCCACCGTGGTTCGAGGGTGCGTTGCTGAAGGATCAGCGGTTCGTGAGCTTCGGAACCGTCGGGAACCTCGCAACGCTCTCGAACGGCATGATCGGACGTGCCGCGGGGTTCGACGTGCTCAAGTCGAACAACGTGAGCTCGAGTGCCGGCAACACTGTAGGTTCGACGTTCCGTCTCATGGCAGGTTCGCCGATGGCGATCTCGATGGCCGATCAGATCACCAGCACGGAGGCGTACCGACCAGAGAAGCGGTTCGGAGACGCCGTGAAGGGTCTCCACGTGTGGGGTTCGAAGGTCATCCGGTCTTCCGCCTTCGCAGTTCTGCACGCGAACAAGCCGTAACGCAGCAGTCCGTCTGACACGGGCACACAAGCTGGAGGTGAGAAGTGCCGAGAACGGCAATCGTGGAGTCGCCTGCGGTACTCAACGCAAGCGTCACTCCCACGACGACAGCAGTCGATCCGACGAACGGACACCAGGTTGCGTTCGGGAAGTCGCGTCGTCTGCTCATCCGCATCAACTCGACCTTCGCAGGTGCGAAGACGTTCACGTTCAAGGCAGGCGTGCACGGCAAGAGCGGACAGGGTGACCTCATCGTCTCCCTCAACGCTGTGGTCGGGATCATTGTCGTCGAGTCTGCGCGGTTCAAGCAGGCAGACGGCAACCTGTACATCGACGTCGCAGCTGCGGCAACCGGCACGGTCGAAGCGTACCGCATGCCGGCAGTGGCATAGGAGGTCTCGATGGCCGACGAAGTCACACCGCAGTGGTTCCGAAAGTCGAACGGAGAGGAGTTCTCCGTCAACCCGGGCGAGCCGATCCTGTACAACCGCTTGGCGAATAGCGGTGAGTACGTCGCGATCGACGGACCCGAGGGAGACGAGATGGACCTCCCCTCTCCGGACGAGGAGGCAGCAGCTGAAGGAGCTGCTGAGTCGGAGACGACACCTCCGCTCGAGAACTACGACGACCTGACGATCGAAGAGCTGCTTCCGCAGCTCGAGGACCTCGACGACGAGCAGCTCGCTGCTGTCGAAGCGTACGAGGTCGCGAACAAGAACCGCACGACCCTGCTCGAGGCGATCGCAGAGATGCGAACGTCGGAAGAGGGGGACGAGGGGTAACCCATGTCCGTTCGTGCGACACTTGCGGAACTGATCGCGCGAGAGCGTCTGCTCATCAACGACCTGCCAGGGTCGGAGCAGACGTTCTCCGATCAGCAGATCCAGGACCAGCTCGACAGTCGCCGTAACGACGTGCGGTACATGGAGTTGCGGTTTGCCGAGACGATCAGTCCCGGCGGTGCGGTCAAGTGGACGCACTATGAGGCTGAGCGCGGTTACTGGGAAGACAGCGTCGTGATCGTCGACAACTCGTGGACGGCAGTAACGCCGAACACGCAAGACCTCACGCGCGGACTGTGGGTGTTCACTGCCGGGAAGACCCCACCGCTCTTCCTTACGGGCAGTCACTTCGACATCTACGGTTCGGCTGCGGACCTGCTCGAGCTCCGACTCGCGCAGCTGTCCGAGGACTTCGACTTCGCCACAGACGGAACCTCGGCGTCGAAATCGCAGAAGCGTGAAGGCATCGCGACGTTGATCCAACGGTACCGCGCTCAGCAGTTCTCGATCGAGATCCCGATGGTGCGTCGTGACATGACGTCGTCGGGCACTGGCGGTCAGTACAAGGCACGGAACGAGACCGACTTCTGATGTCGTCGATGCTTACGCCGAAGGACCTAGCGATGATGGCGTCGAACATCGAGGACGAGCTGCTACCCGACACGGCAACGATCAACCGTCCTGGTGGGTGGGTATCTGACGGTCAAGGAGGTAGAACTGCTGGCAGTGCGACGTCAACGACCGCACCTGTGCGGTTGTCGGCGTTGTCGGGTGACGAGCTCTACTCCGCACAGCGTGTCGCAGCAGAAGCGCAGTGGTCCGCGACGTTCCCTGCATTCACGGACGTGCGCGTAACCGACACCGTCACAGTGCTCGGCAAGACGCTCGAGGTGCTGTGGGTAGGTGCTCCGAAGTCGAACGAGGTGCAGCGGAAGACGCTGCTGAAGGAAGTCGATTGACCATCCTCTACAACAACATGCCGAAGCTCGCAGCCGTCGCTCGCATGCGTGCTGAGGTCGTTACACGCGATACGGCACGCAAGATCCAGTCGGACGCGAAGGCACGTGCACCAGTCGCGTCTGGGTTCTTGCGCGACTCGATCGAGGTGACAGCAGAAGGCGACGGGTGGATGGT